TCTTTGAAATTTTGATCATCCTCTTTAAATCCAAGAGTAGCCTGAGCTCGTATCATTTCAATCTCTTTATTGAACTCATGTCTCATCTGAGCTAGCTGCATTTCAAGCTGACCCTTCATTTGTATTTCTTGCTGATCTATTTGAGCTTGCGTCTGTAGCTCTTGCATACGAGCTGCTGAAGCTTGTTCTGCAGCCGCTGCAGCTTGCTGAGCTTGTTGTTCAGAGTTCTGCATAGCCATTTGCTGCTGCTCCTGCATCCTCTTCTTTCTACGTATAATAAGTAACCTCTCCGCCTGATTAACATCTTTAAGGTTTCTAACGGCCATAGCATCCTCCAAATCAATCTGTTGCTGCTGTATAGCCATCTGTATGTTCATCTCCAGATACTCTTTATCCTTATCCTCCATCTCCTTAACAACTTGAACCCCGAAGTTGTACATAGACAGTTCGTTAAACGAAGTAAGTACATTCATATTCTCCTCGCCTATGGCATTTGTGTATATCTTGTATAGCACAGAATCGGATGGAAGTATCTGTAAACACTTAACAACATCCTGACAAACCCTCTTAAACAGCATCATTGATGCGTTTGTAATATCATATATTGCGTTATTACCAGCATTGATAGCTTGCTGTTGAACACCCACAAGAGCGTCACCTTTTGGTGTAGAGGCATCCATAGCCTCATTAATGCCCGTCGTGTCTCTAATAAGCTGCATGTAGTGATTATACAAACCTATGAGCTCATTTATATTTCTTATAGTGTTTCCTATCTCACGTATAGGCGGATTTTGAAATCCTCCCTCTGGGTTCTTGCTTCTGTAGTAGAACACACCAGTCTGCTCGTATATATCATGCAGCTCTAGAGGTTGTAGTTCACCGCCTTTACCCAACTGTACATTCTCTAAACCTTCAATATCTATGATCAAACCGTCTGGCTTAGCTTTAGCTATCGCTTGCTGTATCTTCAGGTGTGTAAGCTGTAGCATGTCTGCAAATCCAGAACAACTCTCCACCATAGATTTAGGTATCATTCTTCTGATATTAGTAGCTGCTACAGAATATGAAAGCCTGCATTTTGATATATCGTGAATGTTCTTTGGTATATTCTTAGATCTACCGTAATTAAAAAGCTTGTCAGCTTCTAAAATGTAACACCCTCCATAAACAACAGCCATCTCCATCTTATGGGCAGTTCTTTCAAAAACACTACCAGACTTTTCTTTATAAGAAAAACCTTTATAGTAGAATCCGTTATTACCGTGTCTACTTTCTTTTTCTTCGAAGAACATAGTATCTACGGATATAAACTCAAAATCTAGAACATCGACCATATACTCATCATAGCCGTAGTTTGTTCTGTTGAGGCGGTCATCGTAGTGTTGTAGAGACATCTTGTTTGCGTCGTTGCCTCTTTTATTCTTGACCTTATCTGCTATTTCTTTGTATTGCTCTTCGGTAAAAGATCCAGCCGAGATTCTTTTCAGCTCTTGTATAGACATTCTTTTTACATTACCCGCATACACTAAATCCTCAAAATTTGGATCTTCCGTGTAGCTGTGTATAAAAGAAGCTGGATCTACATACTCTATCGATATACCTTGATTCGGATCATTTCTTCTTTTAACAACGCCCATACCAAGCGTAACTATATCATTAACAGCTCTTCTGTATGTAGTGTCAGAGAAATTACTCCAGGATAATGTCATGTTTGTCCCGATCTGAGCAGCTATCTCAGCATCAGTTTTGATGTTAGTATCCATAAATATTTCAGCCTCCTCTAACGTATCTGGTATGTTATCTGGATCCATATCCAGAACAACACCTGTTTTTTCCTTCAGGGACTTCAATAACTCCTTTGCCTCTACCTGCATCCTCATCTTATCCTTTTTCTTATTTTTTTCAGAAGATGATAATGGATCTATAGACTCTAAGTTTGGGTATGGATCCCTTGCTAAAGTTTTGTTTACGACTACTTTTACAAACTTTGGGAGTATAGGTACTGGAGTGTAATCTAGATTTAAAAGACTTCCGTCACCCTTGTTTGGTGATAAAGAATTTAAAAGCTGTTTGTATATAGTTGTGTCCTGAGTACCGTTAGAATAATCTCTGTTTCTATCAAACAATTTGTTTCTTCTAGCATACAGAGAAGACACCTCATTCATTTCACCCCACTGAGCGTGAATAGCCTTTGCGTACTGTAGTCCGTATGCATCAGACTCTTTGGTTTGTTGATCCGCTAACGGATCGGGAAAACCGTTCTTTTTATTTACGTTATTTTGTCCGTACATATTATGCAAATATAGTAAATCATCCAGTTACCTTATATCTCCTAAAAAACTGCTTTTCAGTAAAGTTGCTTTTAGGCTTTGGCTTGCTTTTTTGAGCAGCCAACAAAGCTAATCCAGAACTTATTGTTAAGTCAAATTTTGTTCTTTTGTCTATCTTAAATCCTATCCAATCTTCAAGTGTATCATTGAAGTACATGCTCCCTATATTCCCTGTCTCATAGTTTACGCCAACATGTTCGTGTATGTATGCTTCTATTGCCTGAGCGTGCGATTGTATTACGTCTTGAGAGTTTGATGGTATACCTTTAGTTTTTACAGAAACAGTCTTTGTGCTACCTTTTAAATGTTGAGGTCTATCCATAAGATATCCGTCGTAACCTCTTGATTCAAAGTGCCTTGCTATACCATATTTGTTGTTCTCTATCAGTATAGGGTACCCATAGAAAAACGCACACATTAACACATCCTCATAGAATATCTTTGCAAGATCTGGACGGGATGCATACTCAACAACAAACATATTTGATGGATTCTCCATGTGAAATTTATTGTAAAGATGTAAAGCGCCCTTTGAACCTCTACCGTCTAACGTAGCGTCAAGATCATAGCTATCCACACCCCCACATCCTCTGTCTGAGAAAGGCGGTACCCTTTTACCTCTATCTACTCTCACTACGTTTCTTTGGGATTCTGGCGGCATCCAAGCTATCTTAAATCTACCATTTACGTCTGGACTAAATACAACCTCTTTATCTTTCTCCTTCCATATAAAGTTGCCTTTTACTACGGGGTTTGGAAACAGCTCGTCGTTATATTCTATCTGCTGGTATATCTTGCCTATATTAAATATACTGCCCTCGATGCTGTCCCTGAAAGCTTCGTCCGTAGTAAAGGGAAACTGCCTCGTTACCTCGTTAAGCTCTGAGGGATCATGCTTAAGGCTCTCTCTTTCGTTTTTTAAGTACTCCCTAGCACCTATAGAAACCATATCGCCGTCTATCCCCTCCACCGCCTCTTCTGGTGTATCTACAACAGGCTGACCATATTTATCAAAAAAGCCCTCTATAGCCTCCTGAGCTGGTATAAATAATCTATATAGACCGCTTATAGTTCTACCATTCGCGTTCCTCTCCAAAGGGTTCGAGTCCGCCCATAGTTCTTTGTACTCTTTTCCTCCTTTGCTCATCGGATTTACCGTGCTTCCTACCAGAGCCTTTCCCACGATTTTTCTTCCGACGATCAAACAAGTCCTCTGAATCCTCCACGCGTCTCTTATGTCTGTAGGTTTTTCCCATTTTCCTGCTTCATCTAAATACAATATGTGTAGCTTTTCACCATCGTATGCGTTATTAGTTGTGTTTTTCCAGTTTATAACTGTGTTAAGCGCTTCACCAGTTTGTGATGTTTTGTTGGTTTTTGTGATACGCTTTGACGGCTCCCTAAAAGCTAACTCCATACGTGGATTAGTTGTACCGTCTTGTATAGGTTTGAAGAAAAAAGGATAGTTTCTAAACATATAAACCACCTTCTTCATGAAAATATTCTCCTGAGCATCCTTACCAGTTTTCGACTGTATACCAAGCAGCTTATCTTTAACTTGTGTTGCTTCGTCAACAAGTACAGCAGAACATATATTAGTGTACCCAGAGCGACGGCACTTAGTATAAAGCTGACCAATGCAACGTGGATCAGCTTCGCATGCAGCCATGTGTAGAAAGATTTCATGTTGGAACTCAAGATAGTCAGGATAACCTATATCCATTTTGCTCCATTGAAGCATCATGTAATGCCTCCCCGTAATATATGTAGGTGTACCGTTGTTATAAAACCAAAAACCCTCACGCCTACGCCTAAACTCCTCCTCGATATATGGACGAAACTTCTCTCTAAACTGTCTTGGCATTTCTGCCCACTCATCCATAGAACGAATACGAGACAGTTCCTTCGGCATAGATAACCTTCTCCACATTTGCATAGAGTCTGGTTCTTTATATCCGACAATGTTTTTCTTCGGCGGCCTTTTTGGAAGGCAAATGAGTAACCCACCGAGTTCGATAATCTCACCTTCCGAACCGTTGGGACAAATCTTGATAGCAGGTTCGTCATATTCTTTTATGTTTAGTAATACACTCAACGAACTCTACCCATACTGTCGCTTCCAAAACTAGCAACTCCCGATTTAGGATTTGCCAACTTCATGTACTTACCACAGGGGCATTTTATATCATGAGTGGCTTTACCTTCTATTATCCTAATAACAACATTAGAACACTCTAATTCATGCTCGTCGCATTCGCATCTATAATCAGCCATTTTATTTAATTTATTTACGTTTAGATCCTTTTAATCTAGACTTTTCAGATATGCCTCTATTTTTTGAAGCCTTCATTATTTTTACTTTATCGCCTTTGTGATGTATGTCATTGCCGTCACCCTTCTTCACCAAACCCATTTTAAGAAACCTTCTTCTACGCTTATTCCTTGCTGCTCTATTTTTTTTCTGCTGTCGAGATGCTTGAAATTTATCGTACTCTTTTCTGTAGTTTCTTTTAGATATGCGCATATTGCAAAGTTACTTAGAAAATCTTTCCGCAAAACCGCCAGAGTAGTCTTTAGATTGCTCTATAGAACCGCTTTCATTTAGATCCTTTATCATCTGCTCCAATCTCTGTCTCTCAATGATGAGTTCTTTAGCGTCTGTAGCCGTTTGTTTTATAGATTGAAGCTCTGCTTTTCGAGCGCTACCATTAATTTCAGGGTCAACAGGTTTTTTAATCTCGTCAATCATATTATTTATCGCGATCTCCATACTCGTCATTAACCTCTGAGCTGCCTCTATTGTTGTAAACTTAGACTTCGACATACATAAGATCCTCTGCGCGGACACGGAAATATTCAGTGCCGTCTATTTTTATACGATAATCTCTATTCTGCTTAAATCCTACTACATCTCCAGGCTTAACTCCTAATTCCTCACCTTCTTTACATAGATATGCGACTCTCCCTTTTGTAGGTAAGTCCTCTTTTAAGGAAACCACCTCAATAACAGAATCTTTAGCTTCTTCCTGCTCCAAAGCTTTTAATAAGCACCATCCTGCAAGACATCTTATCTTACCATCTTTCTGGCTTTTATAAGCTATAGCTTGATTATGTAAGGCTACATCTGGACTATAATTAACAAAGAAATGATTGTCCTCTCCAGTAAGTTTTTGACCTTCATTTAAAACAACCAAGTGGTGAAAGTATAGCTCATCGCCAACTTCTACACCTGTATTGTATTTAATAGGCGGCGAAACAACTGGACCAGATGTTACTCTATTGGGAAACTGACCGTTCTCAAATCTAGTGTCTATAAAAAGCTCAAGTCCAGAATCGGTCTTTATAGTGTCGTTTATTTGCTTCTCAAGCTCAACGACAAAAACGTGAAGAGTTTTCATATTTTAAAAATTGCAGTCAAACTCCAACATACACGGCATCTCATCAATAGACTTCCATAACACCTGAGTGTTATCGGTATCAAGATATACTAAGTATCTGTCTTTACCCCATCTAGATAGGTGACGCTCATCATGAACTATGGCACACACCTCTCCAGCACCAGCCTTCATCCCAACATAATATGCCATACCGTTTTTAGGGTCTCTTCCGACCACAATTTTTCTTATTACATTTTCCATTTTATTCTAATTCTATTCCTGTGCCGTCAAGAAGATCATCTATATCTCTATAGTATCTTTTTTCGTCTGTATAATCTTCTCTTGGGTCGTTCCAGGTATTATCAATAAAGTTTATTATATTATCTAATTCTTCTTGTGATTCCAAGCTATAGCTGTATATAGCTTTTATTTTTGTGTCTCCAAATATATTTGTATCAATTAGCCCAGTAACCATAATAGATAAAGCTCTATCACGCATACCATACTTATCAATAACTCTATCTATTTCCATAGATAGTCGCTGAATCTCTAAGAAAAAAGCCTGTTCTTCCATATCTTTACGCCATAAATTTATTTTAATGCCTAAAAGTAGAGTTCCAAAGAAACGTCTTTTCAGAGATTTTGCACTGCAAGATAAGAAATATATCTTAAGAAACCACCTTAAGCGACTAAAACAAGTTAAGCATAAAATAGGAAGCGGTACTGACCTGAAATGGAGCGAAGTAGAGTTTTTACTATGGGGTTATGATCTTCAGTTTTTTACTATAAACTTTGCATCAAAGGATATGGGTATGAATAAAAATAATACGCAGAATCGATTTATCTACCCTTTGGTTAAAAAAGGATATCTGTACAAGCATTTTGATAAACTCACACCTTCCAACACATATGAAGACCATTTGTTTCGCGATGAAACTAAGTATAATTACAGAGTGAGATATGCTTTAACACAAAAAGCAAGACTGCTTGTACAGAGAGTTTATAGAGAGTTAGATAATTAACTCCAGTAATTACCGCAGCTGCAGAACTTACAGGCGTTATTACTACCTATTTCTCCGTCATCAGAAGGTATATCATGATCACACACTTTTAGTAGTAAGTTATCACTTAAATCTACTATTCTGTAATCATTTGTGTGGCACAG